AGGTGCTAAGTATTTTAACAATGGAAGTAGGGTTCATGCAGCAAGTATTGGTAAAGCGCTTGAGGGTCCTCACGTTCACATGATTATTCTGGATGACGTTTTGCAGGAGTTTCCAAATCTTAGTGACGAGAAAGTTATACATTACATTCGTAGAGTTGTGATGCCGATGAGGCTTCCTGAAGCTAAGATGTTACTGATAGGAACACAGAAAAGAGTAGGAGATGCTACAGATTGGGTAGAGCAAAATAAGATGTGGGACACGGTAAGGCATCCTGCTTTACTTAACGATGATACGCCTAGATGGCCTGAGTATTGGACTTATGACAGGTTGATGGATGAGAAAGAGACGATGGGGTCCAGAGCATTTGAGTCTGAGTATATGTTAAATCCATTAGATCCAGAGAGTGCAGTTATACCTTATGAGATACTCAATGCTTGTTTGGACAAGGGTTTAGAGATGGGCACTGCGCCAGCTAATGAAGATTGGGACACTTACATGGGTGTTGATCTTGCGGTAGGTATGGACAGTAAGAATGACGAGACTGCGTATGTGATTATGGGGTATAATAAAAATACACAAGAGCGTAGAGTATTGTATGCTTGGTCAGGTAAGATATATGCTAAGGGTCAGGGTTGGCTAGAGGCTCAGGTAGTTAGTATGAAAGAGTTAGCAGAACGTTTTAATCCGACTAAGATTATGGTAGAGTCTAATGGGTATCAAAGGCTTGTGGTACATGCAGCGGCAGATCTAGCAGGGTTGCCCGTAGTAGGTCACAATACAGGCAGAGAGAAGCACAGACATGACGTTGGGATTCCACTTATAGCACTTAAGATGGAACAAGAAAAATATGCAATACCTTGGAATAAAGAAGCGACAGAAGGCAGTAGACCAGGTACACGTAAGTTAGTAGACGGCCTTAGCAGACTTATCTACGGTAAGAACGGTAGGCTAGAAGGTCACACGCCTGATGCAGTGATGGCGTTGTGGATGTGCGAGTTAGCAATACATGAGGATCATAAACGAAAACTTAACTATACAAAGTGGGATTACTTCGCATAAGTATATATACACGCAGTTTATAAACAAGTATGAGCTTAACACAAAGTGAATTAAAAGGGCTATTTAGTTCAGCAACCAACGAATGGGCAACACCGCAAAAGTTTTACAACAAAATCAATAAAATATATAATTTTACTTTAGATCCTTGTTGTACAAAAGATACAGCAAAGTGCGATACTTACTATACCCAGGAAGATGATGGGTTGTCAAAATCATGGGAAGGTCATACAGTTTTTATGAATCCTCCGTATGGTAGAGAAATTAAAGATTGGATTGCTAAAGCACATAAAGAAGCTGAGAAGCCAAATACAACCGTAGTATGTCTTATACCTGCAAGAACTGATACATCGTACTGGCATAAGCATTGTATGAATGCAGCAGAAATTATTTTGATTAAAGGTAGATTAAGTTTTGGCGACGGTAAGGGCAGTGCACCGTTTCCGTCTGCATTGGTGGTTTTTGGTAAGTCTATAATAGATAGACCTTTATTATCTGCAATAGATAGGTAAGTATAAATATCCGTATATATACTGTCGTTCCCATATACATATGGGTAGAACTCGATTAGAATTATTTGGAATCACTAACGAAACTAAGAAGAAAGTTCAGATTATAGCCAAAGAAAAAAACATGAGTACAGCACGATTATTAGAGCCAGTATTGAGAAAATACGTTGAAGAGCCTAACAATAAAAGAATCATATATAGACACGGTAGTCGGCAATGACTTATGCTATTCCTGGTGGCGTAAAAAAAGAAGCTTTGTTAGGTAAAAAGCTTTACAAAGAATTTGGCTATGGTGGTGGTTCGGTAACTGCTATGATTAATTCTAAATTAATAAACGAGAAAGAAGTTAGTCACCCGATTGCAATTAAGATACACACTTACTACAGGAGACATGAGAAAGTAGATCCACAAGGTCAGAACTTTGACAACAAACAACGACCAAGTAAAGGATATATAATGTGGAAGCGTATGGGTGGCGATGCTGGCCATTCGTGGTCACGTAAACTAAAAAGAAGCATAGACTCCGTAAACAAAGATAAACTTAAAAACATAAACGCTAGATTGGAGAAGATAACAAGTGGGCTTACTCGATAGATTCCGTAGCAGACCTGCTCCAATTAGGAAGTCAGGAATACAAGATTATTTAGAAAAGAATATGATTAAGGATGCAAGAACTCCAGTATATTCAGGAGTAAGTACAGATCTTGCATACAAAGAGGCTATTTTACCTCCAGTAGATCAGAACTATTTAGAGATACTAGCAGACAGGTATTCACACTTACGTACAGTAATTACTAGAATAGCTAGTCAAGCAGTAGCTAAGGAGTGGGAGTTTGTAGAGTTAGGCTCTGGCAACCCTGAAGAAAAGGCAGCAATAAGCAGAGTGTTACATGATCCTACGAATGGACATGCAGACATTACGGGCATGGAGTTTTTTAAGGCAGTCATAAGACAGCTTGAAATTTTTGACGATTGTTGGGTAAGTGTCGTATATGACAGGATGCTTGACAATGATGGAGAGACTACTGGTAAAGTAGTCAAGGAGTTATGGGTAGAAGATGCAAAGCACATGCGATTCTACGTTGATGGTTTTGGTAAGTTTATAGAGGACAAGATGTTTGACCCGTTGACCAGAGAGTTTATGTCTGGTACACACAACAAGGATACAGGCACAAAGTTAGTACCTATGGCTTACTTTTATGAGGTAGATGGTGAGCACATACCGTTTGCAAGGGACGAGATTATACACTTTAACAAGTATAGTTCAACAGCTAGGTTGTATGGCCAGTCACCAATTATAGGTCTTTCTAAGAAAATCGAAACCGCACTTGCTATTGAATCTCTACAAAATAAGGTGTATCGGTTAGAGAGGCCACCTAAGGGTTTCTTAGATATTCCAGGTCACAATGAGGATTCACTTAACAGATTAGGAGAATATATAGCAGAAGAGACAAGACGTAATCCTAACTTTATTCCAATTATTAGTAGTCAAGAAGGATCTAACACTGCTAAGTTTGTAAGCATTATGCCTAACTTTGATGAGTTAATGATGTTGCCATACATGGACAGGATTAACAATGACATAAACGCATCGTATGGTGTAATGCCATTAGTAGTCGGCGACATGTCAGGAGTAGGTGGACTTAACTCAGAAGGTGAGCAGATTACTATCTTTGATCGAACAATACGAGAAACACAACGTTGTGTAGAGTTAGGCTTGATTAGGCCATTGTTAAAGCTCATGGGCGTAACTACATGGACAGTTAGGTTTAACGATATTAACGAAAGAAACGAGACACAATACTTAAACAACATGAATCTAAAAGCACAAAT